AGCAGCTTCTTTTTGATGTTTTCTTCGAGATTGTGGCAACCCGGCCTATGCCGATGTACTCGGTACCAGGTCTGATCGATCATTTCTGATGGGTGCGCAGGTTTGGGCCATGTTTTTTGCGTCGTGTGTGGCGATGCGTTTGCATCCTGGGAATATGGCTCGTGGAGGTTTCAACCTGGAGGATGCCACTCAAATCGCGGATGAGATGTTCCGCGTCTACCTGGAGCGTTTTCCATGCCCTGGATCGTCGGAGGATTAGCTCTGGTCGGTTCGCTTGGCGCCGGTGCGATGTCCAAGTCTTCTGCTAAGCGTGCTAATGAGACGAATATTCAACTGTCAAAGGAGCAAATGGATTGGTCTTCTCGTGAGGCAGGTATCGCTCGTGAGTTTGATAAACAGACCAACGCCGCGGAGGCGCGTTTGTCGCGTGAGTTTAATGCGTCAGAAGCTGAGAAACAGCGGTCTTTTGGCGCGGCGCAGTCCTCGGAAGCGCGAAATTTTGAGGAGCGTATGAGCAATACAGCAGTCCAGCGGCATGTCGCGGATCTGAAGGCTGCTGGGTTGAATCCCATGTTGGGGTATGCAGGTCAGGCAAGTACACCTAACGTACCCATTGCCTCTGGTGCTCAGGCGTCGAGTTCTCCGGCTTCGGTTCATTCAGGTATTCCTTCGTATCAGCGTGCCAATGTGCAGCCTAGTGTATCCGCAGATGTTGCCAGGAATATAGCGAATGCTGTTCATTCTGGTTTGGAGGCTCGTAATACGGCTGCTCAGACTCGTGTCATTAATGCTGAGGCTGCTAAGAAGGAGTTGGAGCTTGATCTCGTGAAGGAGCAGATCGGTGCGACGTCAGCAAGTGCGGATGAGACTCGTGCGCGTACTGAGTTGCACAAGATTGCTATTCCTGCTGCTCGTGAGGCTACTCTTAAGATTCGTATGGAGATTGAAAATCTGCGTTCTGAAGCGGAAATTAAGTCCTATGAGTCTAAGAAGCTTCGGCATCTTGTGGACGATATGATCTCTGCTGGCTCGAAAGCGATCGAGCTCGCGAAGGCGAAGGATACGCGTGAGCTTCAGTATGTGCAGAGTTGGCTAGGTCAGAATGTTGCTCCGTACCTGGATGACATTGAGAAGATTGCGAAGATTGGTGGCAATCTGTCGTTGTTGAATTCTCTTAATCAGTTGCGTCGGCTTGTCAGGCCGTAGGAGGTGTGATGTGTTGAGGCATCCATATTTGTATAACCGTGAGGTGGCCTCGGACGAGGCGCGTATCGATTGTGGTGGTGAGTCTCGGACTAAGCAGTCGTTCAAGGATGAGTGTGACATTAATGTCATTGTTCGTCGTTTCGGTGTGACTGGTGTTGCTCCGGGTACTACTAAGGTTCCGATGTATGGAGATTTCTCGGACGTCGGTGATTTTTCAACGTGTGTTGATCGTATGATGCAGGCTCAGGCTAATTTTGATACTTTGCCGTCTGATGTTCGGCGGCGTTTTCGTAATGACCCTCAAGAGTTCCTCGAGTTCTGTTCCAATCCAGGCAACCTGGATGAGATGCGCAAGCTCGGTCTTGCGATTCCCAAGAAGGAAGATCCTGCTGCAGCGCAGCAATAAGGCGTCTTCCATGTAGAGTGGGGGGCTTCGGCCCCCCATTTTTGTTTCACGTGAAACGTTGTAATTGTTTGTCGGAGGATGTTATAATGAGTCGTCAGAAGCGGTTGGAGATTGATATGGGTTTGTCGAAGGATGAGAAGGCATTGCGCTTAGGTAATTACCAAGCGCTTGTCAAGTCGTATGAGGCGAAGGTGCTTCGCCAGGAGAAGGCGCTTGCGGAAAGTCGCAAGGCGTTGGCGGCAGCCAGGGAAATTGTCGAGCAGCTGCTCGTCTAGCACAGTACTTACTTGATGTAACTGTGCTAGGTGACACCGGAGGTGTCTTGTGTTTCGAGAGAATGAGTTTGGAGAGATCATTATGGAGTCGGGTCTAGGTCGTCATGTGCTTACCCGGTTGGAGCATTTGTCGTTGTTGTACGCGTCTGCTGACTACCAGGATGGATGGATTTTCGGTCATCTTCGGCATGTCGCGCCTCGGCACGGTACGGCTATCAAGGTTCGGCATGCTGTGTGGGCGACCCAGGGTATGACTGTTGCGGAGTCCGTCGCTCTGTGGGACTCTCTGTAGGTTTTAGCAGGGTTATTGGTTGATCCCTAGCCCGTTTGGCCCTGGTAACCCCAGGGCCTTTTTTATGGAGGATGTTGCAGTGCGTAGATATTCTGTTAACAAGGGTCGTTCTTCGCGTCGGTTTCGGTCGCATCTTCGTCGCACAAAGCGAGTTAATGTTGCGCCGCCTCCTATGCGAGGCGGTTTTCGGATCTGAGCGGTAGCGGTGGCCTGTTTTCACCCCCTCACGGCTTACCAGGCCGTGACGGGGGAGATTTCATTCGCGGCCAGGACAGGCCAGGACATTCGTCGCGAGCTGTCTCTTCCTTGTGGTCAATGCATCGGCTGTCGCCTGGAGAGGTCCAGGCAGTGGGCCATGCGATGCATGCATGAGTCACAGATGCACGACTATTCTTCGTTCGTCACGCTCACATATGAGAATGCCCCTGTTTCACTTGATTACAGGGATTATCAATTATTCATGAAGCGTGCTATTAAGAATCTGCGGCATCCTGTGCGTTTTTTTGCTTGTGGTGAGTACGGCGATGAGTTCGGACGTCCTCATTTTCATGCGTTATTGTTTGGCACATTTTTTCATGATCGTAAGCGGTTGCAGAAGTTACCATCAGGCTCTTATCTGTATTCGTCGGATTTTTTGTCAAAGCTTTGGGGCCATGGTTACGCGTCTGTTGGCGATGTTACGTTTGAAAGTGCTGCTTATGTTGCGCGGTATTGTTGTTCTAAGGTGACTGGTCCGGATGCTGAGGAGCATTACCGCGTTTTTGAGTATTCTACTGGTGAAGTGTTTACGCGTGAACCTGAGTTTGCTCATATGTCGTTGCGTCCTGGCATTGGTGCTACGTGGTTTGAGAAGTATAGAAAGGAGGTTTATCCTCGTGATGAAGTTGTGATTCGTGGTCGTCGGATGAAGCCCCCTAAGTATTACGATAAGTTGTATGCGGTAGATGGTGATTCCGACTCGTTGGAGTTTGATCGGTATCGGAAGGCGGTGATGTTCGCGGCTGAGAATACGCCGCGTCGTTTGTCTGATCGTGAGATATGCGTTAAGGCTAGAGTGAGTCAATTAAAGAGGTCTCTCAAATGAAATATAAAGTGATGGCTATTCGTGATCGTGCGTCGCGTGTTTATACGCAGCCGTTCTTTGTTGCACACGTTCCTTCAGCTGTGCGTCAGTTTTCTATGGAGGTTAATAATAAGGTTGCTGGCAATCAGTTTGCCGCGCACCCTTCGGATTTCGAGCTTCATCAGCTTGGCATGTTTGATGATGAGGATGGGCGTTTTCATCAGGATGAGCCCGTCAAGGTTGTTGGTGGGTCTGAACTGGTTAAGGAGTAGCTATGTTTCGCAATCGTAGCGCTTCGGCGCATTCTTTCGCGATGGTTCCTCGGTCTGATATTCCTCGTTCTACGTTTCGTATGCAGCGGAGTCATAAGACGACGTTTGATTCGGGCTATCTGGTTCCGATCATGGTTGAGGAGGTTCTTCCAGGTGATACGTTTAATTGTCGGATGACGGCGTTTTGTCGGTTGGCTACGCCTATTTTTCCGTTCATGGATAACTTGCACTTGGAGACGTTCTTTTTCTTCGTGCCTAATCGTTTGCTGTGGTCTAACTGGCAGCGGTTCATGGGTGAGCAGGATAACCCGGATGATTCAATCGATTTCGTTGTGCCGTCTCTGGATACTGATACGGGTGGCTCGTTCGCGGTCGGTTCTATTTACGATCAGATGGGCCTTCCTACTGTCGGTCAGGTTTCTAATGTGGCTCACGAGAATATCAATGCGTTGCCGTTGAGAGCCTATAACCTGATTTATAACGAGTGGTTCCGTGATGAGAATCTTATCGACTCTATTCCTAAGAATGTTGACGATGGTCCGGACGCTCTTACAGATTACGTCTTGCGTCGGCGTGGTAAACGTCATGATTATTTCACTTCGTGTTTGCCGTGGCCTCAGAAGGGAGAGGCAGTATCACTTCCTCTTGGTACTTCTGCGCCAGTTGTTCGTGATGGTAGTAGTGGTGCTCTCGGTATTCCTACATTTGAGCAGGCTGCTAATGCGGCGTCGTTGGGTACTTTGAGGCATACGAATGCGTCTCAAGCTACTACGTATGGTGGCGTTGCGAATGCTACTGGTGATGTGCGCTGGTTGGACCCTCATTTGATTGCGGATCTGTCGGAAGCTACTGCTGCGACTATTAACCAGCTTCGTCAGTCTTTTGCGATTCAGCGTTTGTTAGAAAGGGATGCGCGTGGTGGTACTCGTTACACGGAAATTATACGGTCCCACTTTGGTGTTATCTCGCCTGATGCTCGGCTTCAGCGTCCAGAGTATCTTGGTGGTGGTTCTACTCCTATCCATATTAATCCTGTTGCTCAGACTTCTGAGACTGCTGAGTCTCCCCAGGGTAACCTTGCAGCGTTTGGTACAGCGCTTGCTTCGCGCCACGGATTTACTCAGTCGTTCACTGAACATGGGTATGTGATCGGTTTGGCAAATATTCGTGCTGATTTGACGTATCAGCAGGGTCTTCGGAGGATGTGGAGTCGTGCTACGCGTTATGATTTCTATTGGCCGGTTTTTGCTCACTTGGGCGAGCAGGCGGTTCTTAATAAGGAAATCTACATGCAGGGCAGTGATCTTACTGCGGATCAGGATGTGTTCGGATATCAGGAGCGTCATGCTGAATACCGATACTCGCCCTCTCAGATTTGCGGTTTGTTCCGTTCTACCTCGGCGGGCACTATCGATGCATGGCATCTGGCTCAGGAGTTCTCTACCTTGCCTGTGCTCAACCAGACGTTTATAGAGGAAACTCCACCTCTGGAGCGTGTTCTTGCTGTAGGTGCTGGAGCTGCTGGGCAGCAGCTGCTTTTTGATGGTTTCTTCGAGATTGTGGCAACCCGGCCTATGCCGATGTACTCGGTACCAGGTCTGATCGATCATTT